TTTTGTGCCCGTTCTAAAAGTTGGAAGGGAGATAGAGGCAAAGCAGCTAGACGCAGATGGGGATGCAGATGACACCAAAAGCAAAACGTGGTCTTTACTACAACATCAATCGCAGACGCAAGCTAGGTTTACCAGCTAAGAAACCTGGTCAGCCTGGTTATCCCACTAGGAAAGCGTTCAAACAGGCTGCCAGAACCGCAAAGCGTTAAGGGGCTGGTAAGAGTCCACCTTCAAACAAATAGGTCCCAAAGTGGCCCAATTGCGCCCAGGGTGCTGCCCAGACCTTGAGTCCAGCCTCTCTTGCTTTCCAGCAGAAGAAATAATCTTCAGATAGCAACCGTTCTGTGCCTGGTTCTATGGCGCACGCAAAATACTCGGTAATACGCTCTCTGTTCATTTCCTGACCGATAAACCCAACATCGTTGAGATAAGAACCCACTACCTTTTGCATTTTCACAAAAGTAGACCGCTTGATCAGCATAAATCCAGTACCACCATTCCATATTTCCACAGGCTTATTCACAGGTACAGTGACAGCCCCCTCATAGTTCTTCAAATTGATCACAAGTGACCCTGTGCGGTTTTTCCACTGATCTACAGGCACTCCGTCAGCAGCTGCTTGTGCAACTCCATTCCAGTTGATCTCTTTTTTGGGATAAATACCACAAATGATGTCTTTGTTGGCCTCAATCATTGGAATCACGTCCGCTGGATTGAATTTAATGTCTGCGTCAATAAAGAGCAAGTGTGAGAACTCTTTTCTCTGCATAAAGTGGTGTGCAAGGGCATTTCTACCCCTCTGGATGAGACTTTCGTTAAACATGGCAGAGTAGCCCATGTTATGCCCAGCTTGTTGTAGGGTGTGCCCTAAAGTGATCAGGGATTGGGTGTAGTAACCCGTACACTGACCACCATACATAGGAGTAGCCACAAATACGTTGGCTGACTTCTTTTTTCTAGGTGCTTTCTCTTCTACGATTTCAGTTTTCTTCTTTGCCATGATTTTTCTCTTTCAATTTGTTAATCATTAAAACTAATTCTGTTTTGTGTTGACAATACTCACTCATGTTTTCATGTGGGTGACTTTTGGGACAAGGGTCATCAATAGCAATCAAAGCACGTTCCCACAAGTAATTTCGCACATATTCATTTTCTATGAGCAAAGGAATGATTTCTTCTTTGGTCATGTGTATCCTTTCTAAGTTAGAAAAAGGCATACTGCGGATATACAGGGGTATGCCAGCTCCTGTCCTAACTCCTGGGATTGCCCCAGAGTTCGCATCCGCTGCGTTGTGTGGTGGGATGTGCGGGACTCGAACCCACGACCAATAGATTAAAAGTCTACTGCTCTACCAACTGAGCTAACATCCCGTCCTTGTATCCTTCACTGTAGGCCAGTGCCCAGAGTTCTTGCAAACTCATGTTGATCAGTTCTACGAGATATCCTCTATCCTGAGAACATATTTCCCTGTCTTTAATGACTTTCTCCAGCCATGCACTTCTATCCTGATATTGGCTTTCCTCACCCATGAGACAGTCTCACTTTCTTGTATTTTCTTGATTCTGGTAGATACGGCACTTGCAGTAACCTGTACTGCCAAAACTTCACCTTCTTTGATAGCTAACAGATCACACCAACCCCACAGGTCTTGCCTGATTCGTGCAAACGGGTTCCAATGCTCAACAATAGCCACCAGATAGCCTTGCTCACGCAAGTATTCTAGCGACCTCTGTGTGGGTGATGTTTTCTTGGTTGCCATTAGAAGGGCACGTCATCATCAAAATCAGGTTTCTTCTTGGCATAACCAGGAGTGACCTCTTTTACGATGCCTTTTTCAGCTTCTCTTTTCTTTTTAAGCCAATTGTCTTCCTTGATCGACAACAGATTGTTCCCTCGGCTAGTAGGCTTTTGCCATGCGCCTATATAAAGCTTTTCACCAGCTTTGTAGTCGCATTCGAGCAACAGAAAGCCCTGAAAGTCTGGAGACTGAGCGTGTTTGCGCTGAGACTCGTCTTGCCAGTACATGACACCACGGCCTGGTGTTTCTGGATAGTTTGTTTTTTGTGTAAATGCCACGTTGATACTCCTTAAATGTCAATGGTTTCGTGGGGGGCGGGAACATGAGAGATTGGATCAACTCCAGCCTCTGCAATCTTGGCTTTCAACTTCATTTTGTCCATGCTGTTAAACTGGGCAGTGGTGACCATGTTTTCAGCGTACAGGGAGGACAATTTGGCTGCTTTTGTCTCAACAGCCAGTTTTGCACTGTTGACGATCTTGCTCAGAATGGTGATGTAGCCATCTATCCACTCTTCTGGCGTGTAGTAGGCAGAATGGGGTTGATCTAGACCTGGGACAAAAAGTTTAAAAGGCGCATCTTCCGTTGCAGCCTCAACCTCCTTGATGATCTGGACCTCAGCCTGTTGTACAGGGGCTTGATCTTGTCTGGGAGGCGTGAAATCCTGTACCTCTTCAGGCGTGTAGACACCGACAACACACCCAGGATAGACCGAACGGATGCCTTCAGAAACGCATCTTGCCCGTAGCATCGCACGAGAGTAATTCCTCCAGTTATCCTTGCTTGCAATACCGATGGCCTTGGCCTTGGCAAGGGTCCAGGTAACCTCAAGAGAACCTCCTTGCGGGTGGCTAAATAAGCCCGTGACTGTCTCATCTGTATATTCCTTCCATTGAACACTACCTCCAGCTTGCTGGAATCTGGCTAACATTGCATCTGCTTTCAAAGCTGGTCTGCCTTGTATGACGTGATAATCACGCATGGCTATGGCTGGGTGCAAGTCTTCAGCTTGGCAGAGCAACATGATTGCCATGGCCTCTTGAGGGTTCTTAAAACCGAACATCTTGCTACCAGCTGCGACTTCAGCCATTTGTTGGATGTCTTGTAGGGGGACTAAATTACTCATGGTTGTTTTCCTTCATAAACAGTTAGGATTGCGTCTGCCAGTTCAAACGCTGCGGTTGCAATTTCCTGGGGAGTTGCGTACAACTCCATCGCATGAGGGGCTATGCCCTGTGTGACCATCACGGCAACCCACAAACGGAGGTCTATACCCTCGTCTGATGTGGTCAGGCCCGTGGTGGGATGCTTGTGTTGAAAAGGGAAAGTTTTCATTCTTGTCCCCTTACTCGAATTAGTTCAGCAATAACTTTTGATGGGTGAGGATAAGCAAGCACCCATTCGTCTGCAATCTGGGCACATTGCTCACGCTCTACCATTACACCAGCGTCATACCCATATCCCCAACCCATCTCTATCAAGGCAAATTCATCTTTTGAATATGCTTTTTTGCGTGGCTCTCCTGTTTCAAGAAATCGTCCTTTGACCCACTGTTTAAATGTTGTATAAATCATTCTTGTCCCCTTGCTCGTATCCAATCACGAAAATGAAAATATTGCGGAGGTATTAATTCTGCACACTCCTCACGTTCTTTTTCTGCTACTAATTTTCCAAATGCCCACAAAGCCTCATATCCACTTTCACCATGAGCATATTGCCATCCCGCTTGTTTAGCCATCTCTATGATTTCATCTTTAGTCATTGGCGTACTCCTTGAGGACCCAAACTGTCATCTTGTTTTCAACTCTGCCTGAGTCCACGATCAAGCCCTTTTTGACCAACTCACTGCGTCTAGACCTATAAGTTGATTTGTAGGTTTTAAAGTGTTCATTCATTTTTTCATCAGTAAAGCCATGCTTTTGATGAAGTGCAAAATCCAACACCTGTGCTTGTATTTTGTTGAGTTTATGCAAAATGATTTCTGCTGCTTGTTTAGAAGTGTTAGGGTCTTTTCTTCTAAAAAGCGTAAACAGAGCGTGTTCTAAAGGATTAAAGTCAATCATTTTTATGTCCATAAAACACCTCCTTCATCAATTGAATGCCACTTGCAGACCAACCTAGTTGCATTTCTAAATTCTTTTCAGTCTTTTTAGCGGGGTAGTTCAATTTTGCAAGTTCATCAAATGTTTTTGCTAACTGAATGCACAAACGAAAATGACGGTCGTTGCAAATGGTTTGTACCTTGTGAGGCATGATGCCCAACTCTTGTGCAATCTTCTCATAAGTCATTTTTTTTGCCCTTAATTGAAAAATGCGATCTTCTTCCGTTTCTCTCTCACCGCTTGTTGCAAAGCAAGTGCCATCAGGTTCAACATGGACTGTATAAGTTTTAATCATTTGACTAAAAACCTCCGTGAGCCTGGTATGGGTCTGACAAACTGCTCATAAATGTCTGGCATGGCTGACTGAAACAACTTAGGATCAAACTTCATCCCGCCTTTAGCTGACTTCCATGTGGCTAGAACCTGACCATCCACACTGGTGAGAGTACCTTTCTCTTGCATCCAGCCCTGAATCAGGGTTTGCAGAGCCTCTTCTTGGACCTCTAGCGTCTTGATTTGCTCTTTGACGTGTCTTAGGCTACGGCAAGCCATTTCAACGCTTTGTGAGGCCATTTTCACGTCTTCAGAACTGACGGGGAACAAAAGTTTGGCCTGTTCTGTGTCTTCTGGGGGGAAAGGTGTTTTTGTTTGCACTCTTGCCCAGACTTCAGCCATTTTCTTGATCAAGTCAAGTTTCATTTCCTCGGTAACTTCCACAGGAAAAAGTTGAAACTCCTGACCGCCAAATAGGACCGCCAGATACACTTTCTCCACACCGAAGACCGCTGCCTCGTGGATACATTGAGCCAAGTCCGCAGAAGGGATATTTCCCACCTCAAACTTATTGCGCACAGCTGCGTTGTAGTTTTTGCATTCAACAAGGATAGTCTTTCCATTTTCTTTTCCCGCAAAGTCAAAGTGTGATTTGAACCAATGTTCCTTTTTGTGCGTGAGGGAGTCCTCAATCTTGGTGAGCTCTACTCTGAGCTTGTCTTGGGCAAGTCTGCCGATCACGGGTTCCATGACGTGGCCCATCTGGACCGCCTCTATGTGCGAGAGGTCAGGAATGGGCATCTGTCCGAGCTTGGTCAAAATGACCTCGTTGGCTTTGCCGTTGGCAACCTTGCGAGAGTCTCCAGACCAGATGGCTGAATTGCGGGTTTCAGGGCTAAAGTCACTCATGGATTTTCTCCTTGTAAGATGCACCAGCTGGGCCACAAGTGGAGCCTGGTGTGCGTTCTACTTTGCAGTAGGGGAGGTCTTTTAATTTGGGATATTCGCCAGTGATCACTGATCTCTCAGCGTTGATAGAGCAGCGGGCGAACTCAGGCGAGAGTGGGTCTATGACCACGCAGTGTTGACATTTGATACAGATGTTCATTTGTTTCTTTCAAAGTTAGGACGAGATAATTATAAAAATAGGTGATTAGTTAAGTCAAGTGTTTTTCTCCTTCAGCTTGGCTTCTATGTACCGCCATGTTTCAATCATGTCTACATATTCACCATTTGCTGCATGAGCACCACCATAAGCACTTCGAGAATTGTCAGACCAATAATCTAAAGCATTATTCATGTCTTCATCAGTCAGTTTTACCCATGTGCGTTGTGGTGTGGTGTAGAGAGGTACTGTATAGCCACCTTCTTCACGCTCATGCTCGGCAGGGCAGATTACATCAAGGATAACTCCGTCTTTTTCCATGCCCCACGCCACAGGCTCATCTTTTGTTTCTTTTTCGTTCACTTTTTCTCTCCTTTTTTAGGGTGAGATATGGCCCAATGACAGCTATAGGACATACCACGAACACCACTCACTCTCATGCGAGAGCGAGACGGTAATAGGTTAATAGGAAGTGCTACGACCACAAACCCATCCTCTCGGAGAAAACCCCTCCTAAGAGTTGATCTCACGCCTTGAGCGTAGCCCTTAGCGCAGCGATCAGGCGTGTGAGAGGTTGTAACTAAGAGGTCGTAAACCTCAAATCTTTTTAAAAACTTATGTGGAATAGGGAAAACCACCAGAGAACCCCTGTGGATAACTCTAGAAAGCTCACAAAAGTGAGGTTGCTCTCGTTTATCTAAGCTACTTTCTTGCTCGAAAGCCCCGATTTTCTCACCCCCGAGTGTGCACAGGAAGGTCAAGTCGAGTTCGCTACGTTTATCTGAATTGGTCGCAACTACCGCATCAAGGGACTGGTGGACTATCCCCGTGGGTGCAATATTAGCACCCGAGGGACAATCCACGCAACCTATTACTTGACAAACGCCAAGGGTTTTACAGCGGTTTACCTGGTCCATAGAAAATACACCAATAGAAAAACGAATGCTGCCAGGCACGCGCGTAGGACCAAAACGTCCTCCGCATCATACCCGCGCGAGGGATGGATATAGAGATCATTGTCCATAGGGAAAGCCTCTCTAAGTGTGCGCGCGTAGCGCTTATGTGTCCAATTGTGGTTTTTTGGTGCGTTGACTTTCATTGTGATACCTCCAATTGTTTTGTCATTACTTCATACAGGGCCGCGTGAGCCTGTTCAACCGATAATGTGTCATCCTCGTGTTTTTCATCGTTAGGGTATGCGTCCAGGTAGAAACGGGCTATCAACAGCCCTCCCATGACCTCCTTGAGCTGTTGTGCTGTGATGGTGTAGGTTTTCATTCTGTTGTCTCCTTTTCATTCCATTCACTATAAACGATCTCAAAACCCTTAAATTGGATGTACTCAAGTGCATCCTCTAATCTGCCAAACTCGGCAATCATTCGGCCTTGATCTTCAGGGTGATCTTCAATGATGACGGGTCTATGCGTCATCTTGTAGCGTTTATTAGAACCCTTAACTGGATAACCCCACTTGCAAATTAAGACTTTCATGCTGTCACCTTTACTCTGTTTTCAATGCACCATTCGGCTTGTGCGTATCCTTCAAGGTTCCTGATTGCAACAAAAATGATGTTGTCAATCAACTTGTCCGCCAAACTTCCCGCATACTCTGGGTGCTCACATGATTGATAACGTAAGCACTGAGCAGCTTTAATGGCCTGAATAGCGGTTAAAGCCGTTGCATTATGGTCAAACCAGATGAGAGCCTCATCTTGTTCGTTATAGCGATAATTCACGCTCTTGACGTTTTCATCTAAAAACAACTGAGCAATTTGTTGTTCATTGCCTTTTACTCTGGTTACCCTTCCAGGATTCCCATGATATACGCTGACATCTTGTAAAGACGCATAGCGGACAAGTGCGTTAATGTGATTGTCTGTAACAACGAATGCGGACATAGTAAACCTCTTAAAGTTAGGATGATGCGGATTGCACCCAATAGGCCCCATGAGAGCCTATCAGTTGAAATCAGTTTAGCAATGCTTTGCAAAGAGCATCTGCCTCTTTACTGTCAATTGCAGTTCTAATGGCATCAACGTATTCTGCATATTGAGGATGGTTAGGGCGTAACTGAACACCTCCTGTCTTACGGTTTGATTCAATGATCAAGCCTGAGTTATTCAAGAGGTAAGCACTGTAGTTTGATGAAGTATGAAGAGTGAGCATTTTTAACCTTTCGATTGAGTTAGGATTACATATTTACCATATGTAGATCAAATTATATGTGCAAATGACGAGTTGTCAAGTACCTTTGTAAATAAATATTTCTATTAAGATTGACGAGTCGATAGGAAATGTCTATTATGTGGTTACGATGTATATATACAATCTAACTATTGATTACATATACCCAATAGATATTAACTATAGTGTGTGTGTCTAATAGGTTAATAGGTAGACAAGTGAAATTAGGGTCAGAAGGACGGTATTGCACCTCTCGCCCACAGGATAAATAGGGTCAGATAGTACCCCCCTCCAGAGGGTCGCCCTGTGATGACATGGGGTCATGTATGATGACACGTTAGCTCAACAGTTAAGTTAACATAATGCTCGTTGTCTCAAATAGACTATGGAGATGGACATTAGTCGCATGATCAACACCTAGCCACAGAGCGTGCGTGGCACTCGATGGGGACTTGAGGTCTGATGTGAGTGATCCCCACTTCTCGCCCACCCCAAAAAAATTTATGGTTTTTGTGGCTTTGCAGTTGCCACTTTGGGATGCCTGTTGTGCATCCCTTTTTTTATGTGTATAGTACAGGTTATATGTAGAGGGGACGATATGCAGACATTAGAGATAAAGAGAGATGTAGAGATGCCAACACCTAGAGTGGTGTTTGCGTATCCGTACGAGGACATGGAGGTTGGGGATAGCTTTGTTGTGCCTATAGAGTACAGGGCGAAGGTGTACAACGCCAACTACAGGGCTGGTAAGAGGTTGGGGTACAAGTTCCAGAGCAAGGCAAATGGGGATGTTCTGCACGTTTGGAGGGTGTCATGAAGTTGGAGTTTGATCACCACTCGTTGGCAGTAGATGTTTTTGATTGCTACATCACCTGGAGGCTGGAAGGCATATTGATGGATGTGGAAGCTGTGCCAGAGATGCAAGATGTGGCAGAGGCTTGTAGGACGATGTTAGGCTTTATGAAAGTAATGAATGACTGATTTGCTGTGGTCCACTGAAGACGAACTCAGAACCCTGTGTAGGGAGCTGTGGATTCGTTTGATGGTCGCAGATGCAGTCAGGGAGTTTACAAATCAAGAGGCGATGGAACATGGATACAGAGAAGGATACGCAAGAGCAGTTATACAAATCTCGGCTACGTCTGAAATGGGAGATGCAAAAGGCCATACAGTCCATTAGCAAGCCGAGTAAGAGGAAGTTGGCACAAGAGTGGAAGACCAAGTATTCTGAAATCTTCTACCAAGAGTTGTTGAACTGTGCCAGGAACAGCAAAGTCAGAAGTGAGATAGCAGCTTGGGATAACGAAAGGATGGGTAAACCATGAGGGTAGCAGTAGTGACTCCGTATTATACGGAACCAGAAGAAACGCTGAGAGAGTGTATAGCAAGCGTTGCCAAACAAACTTACAAGGATGTGCACCATTTTATGGTGTCAGATGGTGAACCTTTTGAGGGCTTAGATGGATTCACAAGACTTACTCACATACGCTTACCAAATGCTGGAGACTTTGGAGACACTCCTAGAGGCATTGGCGCAGCTGTTGCATCTAGTCTAGGCTTTGAAGCCATCTGCTTTCTGGATGCCGACTGTTGGTACGAACCAGATCATGTGGAGTACATGGTTGGGGTGTTGAAAGAGAGTGGCACTGAGATCGTCACTTGTCCTCGTAACTTGTTTCGTGAAAACGGAACTTTCATGTGTGTGGACAAGGAATCTGACGGGTATGTCTTTAATGACACCAACTGTTACCTGTTTACAAAACCCACATTTCATTTGTTGAAAAACTGGCTATTTAAGTCACAAGCTGATTGCGCACTGGGTGACAGGCATATGTGGGCACACGTCAAGAACCACAATCCGAGAATAGCCAGATCACTCAGACCCACTGTCAACTACTCAACAAGGGTGACACAGCATTACAAAGACTTTGGTGAACAGCCCCCCAAAGATTCGCAGATCATTTTTCAAACACAAGATTCTGTTGACATTTACAAACTAGCAAGGACGATTCCCCGATGATGCAACCTCAAATTCACTGCTTACACTGGCCCAACGTAGACCGCAAAATTGTGGAGTCCCACAAAGCCACCTGTGAACATCTGGGTATCAAAGTCAACTACACAGAACAAGAGATACCTCACGGCATTTGGATGGACAACATCATGATGTCTAGCATGGCAGAAGTGAAGTTGTTCCTGGACATTGACTGTGTACCCCTGAACAAAGAGATCGTAGACAAATCAATAGCTTACGCCCTACACAACAAGAGCATGGTGGGCATTGCACAGGTGAGCAATCACATTGCTCCCTATTCGCACATCTATGCAGCCCCCGCATTCTTTGCCATCCACAGAGACATTTGGGATGACATGGGTAGACCCAGCTTTGCTGAGAACGAAAACTGCGATGTGGGCGAGAATGTCAGCTATGCAGCCGAAATTTACAAGGTCAAATACAAAACACTCTACCCAACCCACTATTTCAAAGAACCTGAAGGCGGTGCGTGGGACTTACACACCTACGGTAAGTACGGCATAGGAACGCATTTTGAAGGGGGTGTGTTCCATTTGTACCAAGGACGGATGCCACAGAACGCAGAGTTGTTTTACAACGTCTGTAAGGGCATACGGTCAGGTGCATTCAAGCCTGAGAACATGACTCCTTGCAGAACGCCTCTATGAAATTCAACCTACAACAGTTCTACAAGTTCTGTGCAGAACTGAAGATTGAGACAAAAGAAGAGGGCTTAAAAAAAATGGGCAAACTTCTGGGCACTCAAACGTATGTGATGGAAGAGATACAGAAGGGGCTAGAACAAGATGTCCATTTCTTTGTTATTCTTAAAGGACGGCAACTCGGAATTACAACGGTGTCGCTGGCCCTTGATCTTTATTGGCAGTTCACGCATCCTGGGTGGCAAGGAACCCTTGTGGCAGACACTGAAGAAAACAGAGATATGTTTAGGTCTACGCTTGGAATGTACATTGATGGCTTGCCCAAAGAGTACAAGATACCCTTGGTGGCGCACAATAGAAATCAAATGGTCCTTAAAAACAGGTCAAGGATTTTTTATCAAATCGCTGGTAATAAGTCTCGTCTGGGCCAAGGTAAGGCCATCACTTATCTTCACGGTACTGAAACCGCCAGTTGGGGTAACGAAGAAGGACTTGCCTCGTTGATTGCCTCTCTAGCTGAGAAAAACCCTGAACGACTCTATATGTTTGAATCCACTGCCCAAGGATTCAATATGTTCCACGATATGTACAAGACCGCCAAGAAAGCCCGTACACAACGGGCCATCTTCTGTGGCTGGTGGAGAAACGAGTATTACTCTGTAGACGCTGAGTCCAAAGAATACAAAGTTTACTGGGACGGCAAACTCAAACCTGAAGAAAAGGAATGGGTCAAGGAAATCAAAAAACTATACGGGGTTGAGATCAACTCTCGGCAAATGGCTTGGTGGAGATGGAAGATGTACGAGGGCATCAAGGACGAAACCTTGATGTACCAAGAGTTTCCACCCACCGAGGATTACGCTTTTGTAATGACGGGTACTTCTTTCTTTTCAAACTCACGGTGCACAGATGCAGCTAAATATGCAAAAGGACTGGATTATGAATGTTACAGGTATGCTTTTGGTCAACTCTTCCAGGATACAGAAGTCCTCAAAAGTACAGACAGACTCGCCACCTTGCGAATTTGGCAACAGCCCGTTGACACCGCCTACTACGTTATTGGTGCAGACCCAGCTTACGGAAGTTCAGATTGGGCCGATCGATTCTGCATCCAGGTGTATCGAGTCTATGCTGATGGTCTTGACCAGGTCGCAGAGTTTGCAACCAGCGAACTCAACACCTACCAATTTGCTTGGGTCATTGCCCACCTGGCGGGGGCCTACAAGAATAGTACGCTTAACCTAGAGGTCAACGGCCCAGGTCAGGCAGTCATCAACGAACTGCGCAACCTTAAACGCCTAGCAGCTGCCATGGAAGGCGGGGCTGGTCGGGGTTTGATGGACGTGCTGGGAAGTATGTCCAACTACATCTGGCGCAGACTAGACAACATGGGTGGCCTCTCTAGTTCCATCGGCTTTGTGACCACCAGCTCCTCTAAAGAACGGATGCTCTCTTACATGAAAGATTACTTTGAGAGGGGCATGATGGGCATCTACAGCATGGACACCCTAGAAGAAATGAAAGGCATTGTCCGTGAAGACGGGTTCATTGGCGCACCAGGTCGTGGCAAAGACGATAGAGTGATTGCATCTGCCCTAGCAACCATTGCATGGGCCGAGCAAGTCCAACCTAGACTCATTGCTCAACGCTTGACAAAGGCCATGTCCACCAAACAAGATGAGTACACCCCAGAACAGATTGCTGTGGGCAAGAATGTGAGTAACTATCTCAAGATGATTGGGGTATACGGAGGCAAAAATGCAACCACTCAGTAAAGAACAACTCAAGATTGAGATGAAACGGTTTTACCTGGACAAGGATCGGGGCATTTCCATCAAGTTGTTTGCCGAATTAGCGGGGGTGAACATGGAACACTTCTATGATGTGTTCATCTATGACAAGCAACCACTCACTGAATACATCCAAAAGCGGGTCAACAAGGCTTACAAGGTCTGGAAAGAGGGCGGTGTAAGGGTCATGCAACGCAGAGATCAAACCCGTTTTGTGGAGTTTAAAAAAGACCCAAAGACTCCATTCTTTCCACACATGAAGATTGATATGTCAAGCGGGCAACCCAAAGTAGTATTGGGGCCTAGAAATAGGCATGATTACAGTCAAATGAACAATATTTTGTCTAAAACTTAACATAAGGGGGTAATATGGCAGTGTTAAAAGACTATTTTTGTCAATCTCACGGTATTTTTGAGGCTTGGGAGCCAAAATGCCCGATGAAAGGCTGTAATGCCGAGTTATCGGTCGTTTTTCTCCAACCAGTGGGTCTTGTGTCCTCAAATACCAAAAAAACGGACAAAAACGTCAAACAATTGGCTTTAGAGTTTGATATGACGGACATCAAGTCCACAAAAGCGGGTGAACACCAAACTGGTTACCTAAAACGCAAAAATAAACTCTCTGACAAGCAATTTGCAGAGGCTACAGAGGCAATCAAGACCACCAACGAAAAAATTGCGGGTATGCAACCCAAAGAGGCACGTCCAGGGGATAGCGTTCTATGGGGGAATGGTGGTAATATCAACCTCAAGTCCGTTATGGGTGGGCAATTTAAGTCTGTGAGAGATGAGTCTGTGAGCATCATGCCCAAAGACATAGGTACATTTACGCCCCCCAAAGCTGGTCCAGGCACAATGGTAGACCATGAGGGTTTGAAAGTTAAAACATGAAGATACCCAAGAATGCGCTAGAGAGAGAAATCTTTTTTCGTGAAGTCATCTACAAGTGTGAGGTGTCTTTAAACGCCCGCAAGGTTGACTATGCGGGTCTGCGCAATTGGTATCTTTTTGGTAACGGGCCTGA